TGAATTCTACGCACGAACCATCTTGGAGCCTTGTGGTGTCGATCTTTGAATTTTTTCTGGTTCACATCTTCACCGCCATTCCTTCCACAACCATAACGCTGTTCACACACAACCACTGGTTGTCGTACTTCTCATCGTGATACTCGACCAGTGCGAGGTATCTCCCGTACTTCTCTTTCTTATCCTTCATCGTCCTAACCGCGACACTCTTGCCTTCAATGCGCTGAACAAGCCACGCTTTCGCTGCTACGCCTTCCGGTGTTCGCAGCTCCGGTGCGTTGATTCCGCTAAGACGCAAAATTGTCGTATGCTTGATTTTAAAACCAAGATCAATTTCAACTTCGATCGTATCGCCGTCGATGACCCTGACGACTCGGGCTAGATATTCGTACATCACACCACCTTCTTTCCGCATGGCGAACCGTCTAGCCAAACACACTTTTGTAAAAACTCTTTTGCTTCCCAACCATCAATAAACAATTCCGATTTTTCGACTTCGATATTGCAGACCTTTCGTTCGTAAGGCACATCGCCTTTTTGTTTGAACCAGCGGTCTCTCAGCTCCTCTCTATCGTCCCAGGTGTACGGAACATACTGCGGAGCGATGCGACGACGATAGGCAAACCCCACGCCTTGCTTTTTGTGCCTCCGAAAGTTAATAGATTTTTCCCATCGGTTGCCGTTTAAGAATTGATCACCTTCCTCCACATCTTCGTCAGGATGCAGCAAACGCCAATCCTCGCCGGGGTCGGGTTTGTCGTGCCATTCGGACATAACACTAACAAACAAATGACGCATCACGCCATCGACCAGTCCCCAAGCAACACCATTGCCATCAATGGCAACAACTTCCGAAGGCTTGTCGCTGCCTGAAATGCGATACTTCTTGCCAACCTCAAGTTTCACTTCGCACCTCACAGTAATTCCAGCAGCTAATTTTGTGCTCACTATTTGCAACAATGTAAGCATCGTTAAATGTTGCAATAAAAGTTCTTTCCATGACAAAGCAGTCGTTGTCATTGCTAACTCGACACTGCTTCCCCTTATCCGCATCCGTTGGCATTCGCCAGCGTTGCTTCGGTGGATACTCGGTGGTGTTGCCCCAGTTAACTTGAGCACCACATTCATAAGTGTTGAGGCCAAAGCCACTTTCGCCTACTCTTTGAATTGACGTGAGCGTAGGGTGTAACAATTTGCACAACTCAAACGCTTCTTGCGGTGACAACTCCGTAGGCGTTGTTGTGTCGAGCCAGTGGACAGTTTCCCATTCATCAAAATTGTGAAGGCAAATATCTAGCGAATTATCATCTTTTTGGATTGCAAATATGCACTTGCAGCAACTCCAGTGTTTTTCCTCTGGCTTCACTACCGCACCATCTCGCCAAAATCCTGCGAATGAATTCACTTTGCTTGCTCCTTATCTAACCGTTCTAGTTCTGCCTCTAACCGCTGCACCTCCAGCAAAGCAAGATAAACTTGCTCCTGTTCCATCTTCGCCGTCATCACCGGCCTCTGCCCAAAACGAAAGTCGGCAGCAGTCGATAGGTTGCGATAGCGAAACAGTGCGGAACGTAAATCGGATTCAAGTTGCTGTTGTTTATTACTCATCGTCGCGCACTCCGTCGAAAGGGAACATGTCATCTTCAACAAACACAAACTCCAGCTCATCTTCCGGCGTGTTGTCGAGGTATGGGTCGACTCGGTACTCGACATTGATTTCGTGCCCGCCGGTGATCTCGATCGACGTTGCAATCTCTTTTAGTTCTTCTGTTGAAGCCTGGCTCAATAAAGCGTCAACGACTTCCGCAAGCTGGTCTCGAAACATCCAAGCTGCGTCTGATCGGTCAACCAAAATCGTCAGCAGCATCGGAACTTTTAATTGCACTTCCACTTTCGACATAGCTATCACCTAAAGTCCTCTGGTTCGTAGGAAAGTTCAAACATGTACGCCGCTTCACCGTCCGCGAAGTAATCCTCTTTAATCTCTCGACACTCGACGAGTTGCGTCTTGAGAAACAGTTGAGCATCGAGATTGCTTTCCCGCACCGGCAGCACGAGCCGCCTTCGCACAATCGTCAATCGATCTTCAATCGCATCCAGTAACATCTCTCCGATGCCACAACGTCGCATCCGTGGATGCACTGCTAGACGCTGTAGCCAGATATGCGCGTCGTCTTGTCCGCCTTCAAGCTTGTAAATCGCGTAACCCACCACAATGTTTTCGATCGTCGCAACGAGTCCGGACGCTTCTTGCCTTGCAATCGACCAAGCAATGACTTCGGGTAGCCACGGATCGGCGAAGCAAAGCTCCTCGATCTGTCCAACCGTCGCCAAGTCCATCCTGTGCATGAAGCGTATTTCGATCGGCACTTCAATCTCACTTGTTTCCGAGGTCGATTGGATCATTGCCTTTGTTTTCCTGCACCCATTCAAGAATCGATTTTCGCCCATGTCCGTATAACTCTCCATCTGAAGCATACCCCTGAACAATCCCCACAATCTCACCTTTTGAATCCGCAATCAATCCGCCGGAGTCACCCGGTACGCTTCGGCCTCGTAGCTTGCCGCTAGCAGCTCGGCCCGGCGTGTAGCCAAATCCTCGACCGTAACCGATTGCGTAGATCGCCTCACCTTCACTCAAATCAGTCGGTCGAAACTTTCTCGGTACAACGTCAAGTTCCTTTTCGAGCCGCACCAAGGATCGGTCGTGAAACAGATCAAGAGCGATCACTTTGCCGCGAACGACTTCCGCACGAAACTTGATTTCCGCTAGCGAGCCTCCAACAACGTGCGCCGCTGTTAGCACCAGCGAACGCTCAATCACCGTGCAGCTTCCTTGCGACTCCACGCCTTCGCAGCCTTTGAAGGTTATCGGCAGAACCGTATCCGATTTGTAGCTCAACTTCACCTTTTCTTGTGCAAGTGCTGCTTGTGCAAGGCATCCGACAACGAAACTTACCGCGATCAAAATCCATGCTTTCATGCTTGTATCCTTTCAATAAAAGTAAAGCGCCCCGAATACCGCATCGGGACAACCGCGACGAGCGGAGTATTGCCCGTAGTCTGTGGTTAGATGTTATGACCCATCAGGCACTCACAGTTTGCCGCCGACTTCGCCATCCATAACAGGTTCGGCTACCTCTGCCGAGTCCGTCGCATCAAACACACTTCGCAATTCCGTCACGCTGATTCGCGTTGGTGTTGCTTCAACGAGTGAATCGTCATCGCGTTCGTAAGCGTCGCGGATCTCGGAAGATAGCGGAATCCATTTTGAAGCTCGACGAAACACCGTCTTCTTGGCCATTTCCGCGAAGTCCGTAACCCACGGCCCGCTTGAACCCGACTTGGATCGTTTGCGGATCGAGTCGATTTCATCTCTGGTCATCACCTCATGCTTGCACGCCGATTGCATCGTAATAACGCAATAAGCTCCAATGATCTCGCCTTGCTTGTACGCTGCTCGATCTGGACGCCAAGCCCAAGGAACATGACGATTGACGGAGCCAAGGTTGAATTCAAAGATGTCGCCTTCGCGAATTACGTCAGCGTGAATTGATTTGACGACGCCGGAGCGGTAGGCCAATTCCACCAAGCCTTTGTAATCGATAATCAATTGACAATCGACCTTGCCAGTTTTGTTATTCGCAAACGGAATTAAGTGCGCCAGTCTTCCGTCCGGTTCCAAGCCGATCGCGGAACAACTAAGAAGTGCTTGAAAGAAAGATGCTTGGTCGCATTGAGCGAGCTTCGGCGTTTTCGTAAGTGCGGTAAGTGCGACCCGTGCCATGCGATCAGCCGTCAAGTGCTTCGGCAATGCGTCGGATAGTTGCTGCTTGAGCGCGTCCGACTGCAAGTGATCGCGGATCGTCAAGGATGTTTTCTGTTTTGCAATTTCTGTTGACATATACACCTTTCTTTTCGTTATGCGGACTTCGGCATTTCTAAATCGCCAGCAACAAGCTCGCGACGTTCAAAAACAGTTTCAGCTTTGTAGCCACGATATTTGCAGCACATATCAACGACCAACGGCAATAACTCCTTCAGTCGCGTATTCCAATCTAGTGACCCCGTCGACGATAACACTTGTGCGACCTCGACTAAAAATTCTTTTTCGTGCTCTGCCTTGGACGAGATCGCAAACTTGCGAGCATCGTAGTTTTCAAACACTTCAACTAAAGCACCCGAAGATATAGATTTTTTACTCATCTGTTTTTGCTCATCCATTATTTTGTAACATGGTCTTGTCGCATTGCGACGATTACTTTTCACCCGACCAAATAACGCGAAATCCTCTGACGTAGCTTTCCTTACTCTCCAATTATCAAAAGCCTTCTTTGACGCATAACTCGCCGCTATATCTTCGCTGTTCCAAACGCACAGTTGATTGTCCGTCGTACGGCATAGCATTGCGATGCCGACTGTATTTTTGCCGTTTTTGCAAAGAACAAACACCATAAGTAGTTAACTCGCCCATCTCGGTAGCGACAATGCTACCAGTTCTTTTTCCGCCGGTTCACTCCAATCGTTCTCATCTCGCCTTCGTTTGTAGTCGGCTAGCAATTCATCGATCTTTTGATGCCCGATAATGATCGCGGCGTCGTCGAGCAATCGTGTGTGAATCCTGTAAGGTGGATTCGTTTCGACGGCAACTATAACGAAGCTTCCGAATCGCTGGCCATAGTGCAGCGAACACCCCGTAAGATAGAACGCCGCTTGCAAGTGATAGGAATACTTCGCCACCGCTGTATCAATTTCGCTAACGCTTTGGCACGTCTTAACGTCAACGATATATTCCCGTTCCGTAACAAGATCCGGAATGCCTTTGCAGTCGATGTTCGCGATCGGATCGACCCATTGAATCGGCTTCTCGATGTGCAAGCCTTTTTCAATCAGCGTCGCTACAACCGGATGCCGAGCTGCGGAAGCGGATACGCGGAGAGCCATTTCAAACTCGTCTTGCGTCAAGATGATCTTTCCGGTTTGCGCGTCTCGCCAATCCTCGTAAGCCTTTCCGCGTCTGTGTCCGTTGCTTGCAAGCACACTTGCCGGAGGCGTTACGCAAACCTTGTCGAGCCGATGCGGCTCTAAAATCGCTGCGTGAATCACCGTGCCGAGTTCCTGCGATCGCGATGGTTCGCTTTGCAGCGTCTTCAAGATATGCTTGGCCTCAAACAGCCTTGGACTCGCTTGCAAGTCTTTGAGCATCGATTGTGATATAGCTGGTATGTCTCTATATGCCACGAACTAACTTCCTTTCCTGTTTTTCTTTTTCAATCTGACAGCCGAAGCAAACTTCCGTCCGGATCTTCGCGCCGCAGCCTGGACATCGCCACGGATCAACGTAACCAACTTCGTGTTTCTCTCGGTTTGCTCGCTTGAGCCTGTTACGCTCGCGCGTCGCACAACCTTTGCATCGAACAGCATGAGGCCCAATCTCGACGCTGCACGAAAGGCATTTACCGGTCTTCTTGTACACGTCGCGGCTCCTTTCGCTTTGCGTTCGTTCTGGTGATCTTGACTTGCTCCGGAGCCTGAAACGCCAGCTTAACGCGATTACCTTTGATTGAAATCAGCGTTACCAGACAGTCACCAACCTCCACCGATTCATCGAGGCCAAAACCGAGAATCAAACGTCCGTGCTTGCTTACGCTTTCCATGCTCGTATCCACTCCTGAGAAAATGCAATACCGAAAATGACGACTAGAATCCAGAACCAAATCATGCGTTAGCCCCTGCTTCTTGCTCTACCAAGTTGCACTCGATGTAATCCTTGACACCATCAAGCGAGTAAAACGTCATTTTGCCGCCCCGCAAAAAGTGTGCTGTGACGCAATTTCGCAAGACAACTTTCGCTCTTTTTTGCATCGTACATCGATTGACCTGCGTATATGCGACATGCTTCTTTAACAGCTTCAGAGCGGCAAGTGTTTCTTTAATCGTCATTGTCTATTACTCCAAGAAAAAAAAGCCGGAGCCTACCCGGCGAAAAGGCGAAAACAAAAAACTAGTCCCCAATCTTAGCCCAGGCCGCTTCTAACTCATTGCACCCGAAGTCATCGACTGTAAGCGGCAAATCCAACTCCCAGACAGTCGCTTCAATCGCTGCTGACAGCGTGTCAGCCTCGATGCCTTGGCAAGCAACGAGTCGCTCGCCGTTGCTCGCTTTGTAAGCCCAGCCTTCATTGTTGCGATCTTGATTATCCCAGTACACTCGGACTTCAGTGATTTCAGTTGTCATCGTCTTTACTCCTAAAAAGTGTTTTGTTTCTCGTCTTAAAAAAACCGCTCTGCACTGAAGTCTTTCGACTGGGGTGGGCGCAGGAGCGGCAGGTTCTATCCCACCGTTGCCACCGACACTGCCAGTTGGCAGCGTGGATTGTCTAGCCAATTACCGCCAATTCTGCTTCCAGGCTTGCAATGTCTCGTCGAATGCGACTCAAGACCTTCTCAACTGCGGCCTTGTCGATGCCTGGAGTGCTCAGGTTCTTGGCAAATCGGATATACTTTGCTTGCAGGGTGCTGATTGCATCGATTTTTGAATTTTTGATTTCTTGTCTGGTCATTGTCTTTACTCCTCAATTTTGTTTCGTTTCTCGTCTCGACCCTTTTAACTATATCGTAAACGATTCAATTATTGCAATAGAGAAAAGTAGAATTTCCAAAAAAAGATTTTGCTACTTCTTTCGGGGACGGCCAACGGGTTTGCGAGTAGTCGCAAATTGAGACAAGTCGGAATCGGTAAAAAGCTTTAGCGAACCGACGATAAGAGATGGAATAATCAATCCGCGCCGAACGTACGTCCTAACTGTAATCGGAGAAATGCCGAGTTTAGCGGCTGCGGTCGTCGTGTTGTAGAGTTGTTCTTTCTTCATGCCACAATCGTAATCGCGACCGTTGCAAATTTCTAGGTCAGTCGAAAGATTCTTGTATTCGCGATCACTTCAAAAGCAAAGCCGCTGGCGTGAACCGCTTCAATCACGCCTTGGTCTGTTGGCCAATAATCGTGACCGGCTAGGATGCCACCGTCGGCCAGTCGTGTTTTCCAACCTTCGATGTCGGCAAGCACTTCCGCGAAGTTGTGATCGCCGTCGATGTAGATGCTCGTTGCGACGCCGTGAAACTCTCGGCACGCATCAACCGACGTTCGCTCCAGATGCGTCACAACAAGATCCGGTCTATGATACCTAATCGCGTCTAAGGTCGCGTATAACGAGGCACGTTGCCAATCTGGAGAAGGCATGGGCCAGATGTTTTGATCGACCGGCATAAGCGGTTCAACGGAGATAATTTCAGCACCTTCCGCCGCCGTCATCGCGGTTACGAAAAGCGATCTTCCGCAGTACGTCCCAACTTCAACGTGCCGAGTCGTACCGCTGAACAGATCCCACAATACGCCAAGCTCCACTGGCCAGCACATTCCGGGAATCTGATAACACCGCTTAACCGCTTCAGATCGCTTCATACTTAATCCGCTAGTGCGGCATCCTCAACGACGAACGCACCGTAAGTAATAACCCGCTTAGAACTGCTTGACGCGACGCGGAGTGACCACATGAACCGTCCAACCGTTCCAACGGCTGTTGCGTTTGGTGAGAACGAAAAGTAATTGCTATCCGTTCCGCTGATTGTGATGTTTGCAGCAGAAATCAATTGAAGATCCGTTCCTGCTTTCGTTTGAATGCAGACTTCTAACGCGCCAAGTGCAGACAAGTCAACTGGTTCTAACGCATCAAAGACGCCGACGGTAATCGCGGATCGATCGCCCTTGTAGGTCGTGATCGTCGTTGCCACGGCTCGCACCGGAGTCTGCGCGACAACCGGCGTAACAACGATCGAACCACCACCGCCACCACCCGTTAAAGCATTTGCATCGACTTGGTTGGCGACTGTAAAGCTCAATTGATCTGTCTTCGCTTTGATCGCAGCAACTTCGGCATCAACAAAATCATCAATCGTGTCGATCTTGCCTTCCACGGTTGTCAATTGCGTTGTTGTAGCTAGCCCTGCCTGTATCTCCGTTATCGCGCTCGCCGCAAGTTCGCTTGATCCAATAGCATCCGCTGCGATCACTCTTGCACTGATTGCACCATCCGCAAAATCAACTTCCGAAATCACACCTGATTGCAGCGAGTGGATGTCTGCCGCAATGTGGTTCGATACTGTGACTTGTACTGTTCGATTATTGTTTACTCCAACTAACAACCGATCACCAAATGATCCGTTCGTCCAACCGCCGCTCGGTAGTGCGTTGTAAACGCCTGCGACGATTTCCGTAACTGCATCGGTTGCAAGTGCTGCCGCTGTGAGTACATCACTTGCCATTGCACCTACACTGGCATCTATGCGACCACCAACAAGTGCTGCAGGAATGCGCGTCTGAATATCATCGGTATCGGCCTGAACAGCGGCTACTTGTGTGGACGTTGCAACATCATCCACGCGATATGTACCTAGCGTATCACTTTGAAAATAAACCTGTCCACCTTCCAAAATTGCAGTAGCCCCATTTTTTACCACGACATGCCACCAGCCAGTTATGTTCTCGGTGACAACACAACTAAACAAACCGTTGCTTCCAGCAGTCAACGTATCACCGCTACCATTGCCAATGCTTCCATCGGTCGGTGAAATGAGCAAGAGCGTTAGTCCTGCCGTGCCACTGTAAACTTGATTGTTGAAAACAACGGTTTTGTTTGCCACGGTTACTCACCTTGCTTGGGTTCAAGTTGCTCATTCGTTTGCTTCTGGATTTCAGCGAAGACTGGCAAGATAACACTTGCCGCTTCAACACCCTGACAAACTTGATTGAGAGACTTTAAGACAACTTCGACTTGGGCCTTCGACAATTTCAAAACAAGTTCAGACATAAAAACTCCTAAGTTCCATAAGCCACTTCTACACCATCTGCTCTAGCAATCCATCGCCAAGTTTCCGAAGCAACTCCTGTAACTTCGATTTTTAGCGAATCGTTTGCATCATCTGCTGTTATGGCAACATCAGTAGATGCGTTGTCCTCATAGTCAGTTCCAATTGTTTCTACCGTACCAGCAAGACTAATTGTTCCGCCGACATTTTTGACAACCACTCTGCGTTGATACATTGCGATAGCAGTTCCATCTGATTTAGTACCTAACACTAATATGTTAAATACAAATATCTTCCCGTTATTGAGAGGGTTAGCGGATACCTTAAAAAGCGTAGTTCCTGTCGGCCCGTCAAGATACAATTGTGTTGGAGTGGCGTTAGTCGTTTTGTTGGCAAGCGAAAGGGTAACTCTTTGAGCATCGCCACCATAGGTAAAAAAGTGTGAACCACCAACTTGCTCATTCATTCTTTGAGCACGAGTCAAAAGACCAAACGCTTGTGAGTAATGGGCGGTAGATGTGGTTTCCACCCCACTTCCGACAGTTAATGAAAATTGACCTGCCGAAATTCCACTAAAAGCTACTGAATTTGATCCACTAGCGGTTCCTGCACGAGCAAACGAATTTTCACCACTTGCTGTAGCGGGTTGACCACATGCAAACGAAAAACTTCCGCTAGCGGTTGTATTATGATTAAATGCTGCGGCACGCGATCCACTTGCTACAACATTATCTCCAATTGCACATGAACCTGGATCGGGGCCGCTTGCAGTAGCCCTATATCCTGCTGCGAGTGAATTTGGGCCTGAAGCTACTTGCGTTGCCGATGTACGCTGCATTTGCAAATCGACTGCATAATTACCCCTCGCATTCCCGCCTGTTGCTGTACCATCGGGCATCGGTCCAAGAATGAACGAACCTGTACCTCTTGGCGTTACAACAAATGGTATTCGAACTGCTCCTGTGCCTGCACCTTCCGCTGCTAGCTGTGCATGGACGGTGGAGGAGTAGGTGGTAAAAGAGAGTGATTGACGGATGTAATTGCTGGCATCGGTGAAGGTGCCGTAGAGATTGAGACGCTGTGCGTTGGTGCCTCTGCGTTGAGCTAAAGTGTCTGCGGCATCTCGAAGAATTGCCAAGTCGCCACTGTTGCCAGTTGCAGTCGGATCAGTGTTGGAATCCCAGTGTAGTTGAGTGTCTTTACTAAACTTCAATTTTGAGATAGATGATCCATAGCAAAAATAAGCTGGATACGCGACGCTTCCAAAATTGTTATAGATGATGACCCCGTTAAAAAAATCAATACCATTAGTGCCGTTGCCTATGCCTCCAGAATTACTACCAGTTGCAGTCGCGGTAATTTTTCCCGTCATCGTCCCGCCCGAAAGCGACAGCTTGGCATCTAACGCATTCTGCAAATCGGTTTGACTGCTTAGCGTTCCAGTAATACTCCCCCATGCCGCAACAGGAATAGCTTGGCTACCTACGTTGCCGCTGGTGTCGATAGTTAGCATCGACGTAGCCAGCGGTGCAGCAGATAGCCAATCAGAGTACAGACCTTTGTTGCGGATCGGAGAGATAACGCCAAGCGACATAGCTTAATACCTATTGAGGTAAAACGTCTGGAATCTGAAGTTGCTGAACAAGTGCCGCTTGTTGTTCCGGCGTTAAAGAATCAAACATTTGCAAAGCAGACTTCTTTTTGTGTTCAACAAGTTGCTGGTAGTACGAATCGCAAGCTGACTTGAAGATCATTTCAGCGTAGCTTGCATCGGTGAATAGTGGCTTAGGTTCTTCACCTTCTGGCAGGGCTTCGTTTGCTGCCTGAATAGGTGCGTTGGCTTGCAGTACAACGAACTGCAAACCCCAGAGTTGTTCTTGCGTAAGTTGAGTAAGGTTAATCACTGTTTGTTCTCCTGGTGCTTGCACCCTTCGGCTTTAATAAATGTTTTGAGGTCGGCAAATTCATTTCTGCGAAACTCTCGTTCTTCGCGAAGCGTATCGCTAAACTTGTCGGTAATCTTGTCCATGCTATTCGCGTGCTTTTCTGTCAAGTCTGGAATCGTTTTGGTGGTCGTCCAGTACAAATACCAAACGAGCGTTCCAGTTACGCCGAGCGATCCGCAAAGGGAAACGATCAGTTCCATCGACTAACCCTTTCGAAATAGTCGCTTTAGAAGTCCCCGCACCGGCTGCTTGACTCGCATCTGCTTAACGGCTTTGACGGGAGCCGAGGCAACTTCGGAGGCGACAGCAGCACTCTGCGAAACAACCGCCTTTGGAACTTGTACCAGCGGGCACTGACCGTTCTTGCAGTCCGAAGCAATTGCGGTTGATCCAACAATGAACAGGCACAATATGGACAGAACTCGAAATTTCATTTCTTAATCTCCGGAGCAGTTTGACCGCTGATGTCTCTAGCGGCACGAATCAAATAAAAAGCATGGTAGCGGTTCGGTTGTGATAAATGATTTTCCCATGTGTTCCAAGCAAGTCCATTGACCCCGAAAGACTTGCCCCATGAGTTCCATATCTGGAATTCAAACTTTCCTTGTCGGATTCGAACATCACAGCAACAAACAGCATGGTTGCCGCGACCCTGGCTATAACCAGAAACTCCGTTCGAATCGACTCGCTGCCAATTGCGTGAAGCTTCAACCGCAACGACGCCAACAAATCCAAGAGCCAAGCCGGAAGCAAGTTCACTTTCATCATCGACTCGGTAGCATTCGAAGGCTTTGTAGTTGCTTGCGTCTTCCGTGGCTTGTTTGCTGATGTCACGCTTTAGATAAGATTCGTGCTTAACCAAGTCTTGTCGGCAGGTTCCGACTTGCTCAATTTTTTGCATCGTGCAAAGCAGTTGCGCTCCGGCATCGCGTCCGCCGTTGCAGTGTGCGTAGACGAACTCACCGGACAGAGGAACATATGGCAAGCCAGAATTGAACCGGCATAGTGCTAATGCCATTGAAGCGGCATAGCCCGCACAAGAGCCGCGACGGCCTTGCGAACGTGTCCAATTGAGGTCATAGCGTGCAAGTGCTGGCGAACGATCTGGGTTCTCGACGACTTGTTTAATCTGGTCTTTGCTCAGGACGTTCTGCGTTGCCCGATAAGGTGCGTAAACTTCTGGCCTGGAGTCAGGAACGATAAGACCGCAAAAGTTGCCGTCGAATTCTTCGATGCTCATTTGCCGATTACCTCAGCTATGAGTGCGTCCGCTTGCTTTGCGGTCTTTGGTGCAATGCCTTTTTTGAGAACCTTGCCAGTCAACGAGACAAACAAATAGGCCGGTCGTTCGTCGATTGCTTTTGCATAACTTGCAGCCTCCGGTTGATCGTCATCGTAAACTCGGAAGTTGATTTGACGTTCAATGAGTGAATCTCGCCAAGGTTTGTTTTGCAAGAGAACTGCTAAGTCTAAATCGCGCGAATCTGATTCCTCAAGAATGACAAACCACGCAGATGGATCTTTCGCAACGAAACTCCAGGACGGCAACTCAATGCCACTGCCGCTCAATAGGAGGCCCGCTCCAGCGATGGCAAGTAGAACCGGGAATATAACCGACTTCCAGTTCACAGCTTCGTCTCCGCATCGTAGAGAGCCTTCCCAGCCGCTTTAAGGTGTTCGGCCACCCGTGCGTTGGGTGCCGCTTCGATCATCGAAACAATCGTGCCGTGCATATCACTGATGTTCGCGGTCTTCGGTTTGCGGCTGCTCAAAGCAATCCACAAGCACCAAAGAACTGCGACGACAATCAGGATAACACCAAGCACGACTTGAACACTCACAGCGAGTCATCCTCCGCTAGGTCGTGGTCGATGTCGAATTCCCGGTCGTCAGACAAATCGAATTCAGGAGGACTCGACAGCTTTTTCTCAAGCCACTTGCGAAGCAGTTCGACCGCAATTTGAACTAGGATTGCAACTAGCCACGGCGGCAGGCCCAAGCCTTCGACTTCTGCAGTTGCGTTAGCTGTCATCGCAGTTTCGTCACCGCCAGCAAGGTAGGCTTCCTTGGCTGCCTGATAAGCACGACGACGATAAAAGAGTCCAAGTCGTTTTCTAGCCATTGGTTTCACCGTCCTTTGGCTGCTGCTCTAAGAACTTTCGAGCGGCGTTGATTGCGATCGCGACGACTGCGGCTATGATCGGCCCGGCCATTCCACCGTCTTTTTCTAAGAACGGCACGACGACGTTTGCGGCATAGGTCACCACTGCGCCAAGGATCGCGATCGCTGCCCCGGTTAGAATTTTCTTTAACTTCTCGTTCATCGTCTTTCCTTTCTGTTGGTTCAATCATTTTACGCTATTTGTCTACTAGCTTTTTCTCAAGGCTTTCGGCATCAAGCACTGCCGAAGCTCCGGACAAATCACCGGAATCCCGGTTCGTTCGACGATCTCTCTCGCTTGCCTCGGATCGCTTTCGATGAAGTGCGAACACTGCTCATTCACGATCTGTTGTGCTTTGAACGCTGCGATCGATTGTCCTCGGCGAGCTGCAATGTCCGGCCAGTGTCCAAAGATGATTTTGCTGGCAATCTGCCGATTCCGCGAAAGCCAACTTTCCGTTAGCGATCGGTACTTCTCAAGTCGTCCGGTGATAATCAGCGGAACGCCGTGCGGAAAAACGTGACGGATTGCGGGAACGTTTTGCATCCATGCGGAATAGCGTTCACCGTCGTCGTCGGTGTCGCGCGGACAGTCACCGCAAAGAATACCGTCGAAATCGATGCCGATTCGCATTTGCTGCATTGCTCTTGAACCGTAGAGCCACCAGTCAAACCAGTGCGGAAGCGGGAGTTCGCAGCCAACGTAATCGGCTAGGTGCTTGGATCTCGGCGTCGAAAAGATTGAAGCGTAAATATGCTCCTCGCCTAGCGATCTCTTTAGTTCGCTAAACCTGCGGCCTGTGTTAAGTGAATCTTCAACAACGATCGTTCTGCCCTTTTGAGGTACGTTCTCGATGCGTCTACCGTGCGTTAGGCTGCGGAGTCCTTGTGTCGAAGCTTCAAGAAGCGGCACGGATAGATGGATTGCCATTGCCGAAGCGGCCAGCATTCCGGAGCGAGGCACACCGGCAACGGCTGAGATTTCGTGTTGTTTCGCAATTTCGGAAGCGAGTCCTTTTGCTAAACCAAGCAAGTCTTCCATGAGCCAGTAGCGTGTTGGATCTCCGGTCGAAAGAATCATCGTCTCTCCGCTTTTGCCTTTAAGCTGGAAGTCATCACAACCCACGCAGTAAACCGGACTCCACGGTTCTCTCGATCCATCTAGCGTAATGATCTGATGATTACCCGGTTTTCGTTTTTGCTTTGCTGCTAAACCGTGTTTAGCGCACTTAAAAACCGAGACATCACCTTGGCAACCACAATCGATCTTTCCGTAGAGATCGCCTTGATGCGTGCAGCGGTCGGAAGGTTGAGTGTCGCCGGAAATCATTTCCAGTTCGTTTTCAATTCTGCGACCGCATGCGCAGTACACCGGATAGATGCGAGGCGGCTTAATGAATTCGTGTTTACACTTAGGACACTTCATAGGTTCCATCGCCAACTAAGGTCGTTAACGTAAGCGGATCGCTACAAGCTACAGCCAATGATTCAGCATATTTGATTGGGTCGCTGGGTGATTCTCTCAAAAACAATCGGACATCGAGCACCTCGCAACCCCTACAATCTATCACGACAAACCAATTTTTTGCAGGACTTCCAAAGTCAGCAGAACCAAAGATGCACTGAGAGTAACCTGGTGCTCCATCTGGAGAAAAGAAAACTTCACTGTCTTTGGTAAGCAAGTAAGTCCCTGGATATTCGCCACCTGTAACAGTCAAAAGCAAATCATTATCAACACCAAGACAAGTTAAGCACTCGCAACCACAAGCCGAACCGTTACCAACAAGTGATACCGTCGCTGCATCCATATTGCAAACATCGGGAACTGTGACGCCTCGCGAATTGTTGACCGAAGACGTTGAAATGTAAGTTAATGCGCCGAGAATCTCATCGCAATTGCACTGATTGGTTCTTCGGAAAGTATGCGTGTATGTTGTTTCTGGGCTTGTCGGAGGATTCGGTGGTATGGCAACCTCATCACATGATTTTCGAACCTTGTATTCAATCAGAACTTCAGTTGTCGAGCATCCAGCAGAGTAGGTTACATTGACAGTAACTTTTGGCGAAACAATGCTGTATTCCGGAACGCACTGCGAAAAATCCCAAAGATAGGTATCTTCGGGACATAGATAGTTACTGTATGTCCAACATGCAAACCGAGTCATGTTATCATTCGAATTCGGCGTGAATTCTTGCGTCTGATCGGAGCAATTAGGCCCAGTGAATCCGCTTCCGTCCCATCCTTCTCTCTGCGACGCACCAACACCAGCATTTAGGAAGAAAAGTCCATCAAACAATATGCGACACTGAAAGCATTCCGCTGAAACATCGCAATCCGCTTCTGGACAAGTTGCGCCGGTTGATTTGCTTACAACATCCGGAGTTGGTGTATCAATCTGAATTGCACAAGGAAATGGACACGGCGGTGTGCCTGTGCATTTATACAAGCATCGCGTCGCGCAATCTTCGCCTTCGCAGCAATTGCATCCTGGGTTATTTTTCTTCGGCATTAGCTACCACCCGCGCCGCAATCTTCGACGATGACGATCCACTTGTTTGTGCGGAACTCTCTGCCAACCACAACGTAAGTATTTCCAACGACTGCGGATTGCGTGATGTTGTAAGCAGTATCGGTTTCCGTTGTTGCCGACAAAACGCCAGCGTCGGAGATTTCGTAGAACGTCACGGTTCCGCTTCCAAGCGTCGTTCCGCTGCGAGCTGCGATGCCTGGTGCGTCAGTATAGGCGACCGCCATTTCGGTATAAACGCGACGGCCAGCACCTCCCGTAATTCCAGTTGACGGAATGTTAGAGACTCGGCGTACGCGATTCCAGTCTTCCGCTTTGATCTGAAGCCGATCGCCGGGAAAAGCTTGCTTCATTTTAGGTGATTCCTAAAAGCGAAAAGTTACCATCGCTATAGATCTTGGATTTGTAGACGCCAAGCAAAGTCGGCGTCTCAGCGGTCTTCGGCTTAAAGTAGCTCCAGACGTATTCGTGACCTTTCTTGTCGGTCACGGTCACGCCTGCGTAGGTTGCACTTGCCACGTTCGGCTGCGCGGAAAAGCTGAAAGTAATTTCCGTATCGCCATCGGACACTTGCTGACCTTCCGCTCCAAGAAAAAGAAGCTCGCCAGCAGCGAAGCCTAGGAAGGTCGCGTTGTTCGTTGTGCCGGTTAGGGAGACAACCGTGTTGATATAGGGTAGCGTGATTTGTGCGCCCGGCTTTCGTTTGCGGATCTGAAGCTGCAATTGCGGAATGACGACATCGACGCCGTTAATTGTCTGCCCATCGTAATTGATGTAGTCGGACATTGCTGGTGGAGAAGTGCCGTAGGCTGTATTTGCGGCAACAGCATGAAGCCTTTGAAACGTCCCGCCGGTTGTCGAAAAGCTAATCGCGTAGCTTGCCTCACCCGTCGTTCCTTCAATCGGTGGTGGTTCTACGTTGGTTCTATTCTTCCCGCTGCTTGCGGTGATTCCATAGGAAGCTTTGCACGAATAAAGCAGCGGCCCAAGCGGCGAGACATCAAAGGAGGTTAAAGGCAAACCACCGAATTCTCTTGGAAGCTCGTCGCCTAAAAAGTGATAGACATCGGTTGCCGAGTTTGTGCCGGTGACGTAATAAAGCTTGGAAGCGGAAATCGCTCCACTACTCGGCACACTAAAATCTTGCGATTCCCAACTTTCGATAAGTTCCATTAGCCAAACACCATCCCGCCAGCGGCGATTCGTGTAAGTTGTTCAAGATTCTTCTTAGCAATCTCTTTTGATTCTTTGGCTTCTTTAAGCAAGTCTTTTTGCGTTTGAAATTGGACGTTTCCACCACCAGCGGCCATAGCGAAAGCGGAGGAGGTGCCAGAGACGATCGCGGTTCTTGAATTGAGTTCCTTTTTCTTTTCGATCTCCAGTTGCAATGCTTCCTGCCTAGCTTTTGCGGCATCCTCATCGGCCTTGCGAATTTCTTCAATCTTCGCTTTTTGCTCTGTTAGAAAAACGAACTGATCTCGCAACGCCTGTGCCTTGTCTCTTGCTGCTTGAATCGCGGCATTATCTGCGTTAGTAAACCCTCCGGCCTGTCCTCGTGCTTTCTTTTCAGCGTCGAGCAGTTTCAATTCCGCATCAAGCTTGTCTTTGTAAATCTCGTCGGCTTTGACGGAGGTTTCACCTCGTCGCAAAACATCTAAATCTCGCTGCAAATCTGCGATCGCACCGGCTCCGGCCTCCCTTGCGTTCATCCAAGCATCATCGTACTGCTTTTGAATGTCTGTCAATTCTCTGGTTGTTGTCTTCAATCGCTGGACGGCTTTGTTCGTGTTATCAATTTCCTTTGTTCGCGCACCACTACTCGGACGATCGAGATTATCGAGAACCTTGTTGAAGTTTTTGAAACCGAGGTCGCCTTCGTGAATTATATTTCCGAAGTCTTTTGCTACTGCGATGATTGCCTTGAATCCGTCCGCCATTTTCTTAATAAGGAAACCAGCCGTTTCGAGAAGCCAAATAAGCTCACCTTCCAGATCAGCCGTAACATCGAGAACCATCGATCGAAGTGCTGTATTAGCTCTTTCGGCTGCGGCTGCGATGTTTTTATTCTCAAGTGCGATTTGCGTTAGATGATGAAGAACTGCACCGGTAGCCAAGCCTTTAGCAAGATCGCCAAAGGACATTGCTTTTGAGACTTTTTTGCCCATCGACTTTTCAGCGTAATCAGCAAACGAAGCCATCTTCGCTTTAGCGGCTGAAAGACCAGCCGACATAGCTTCGCGAATACTGATTGTTACGAATGCGTTACCAGCGTTAACTGTTGTCATCGAAGAATAGCTTTTTCAAATCGGTTTTGTGTTTCAAGAACTCTCTGCGTACGATCTCTGGAAACTTCTTTTCGGCCTTGGACAATCCTGGTGCTAAAAAAGGTCTTTGCGGGTACATCGCTTGTCGCTTCTCAAGCTTCAAGCCAAAGTCATCAATTGTTTTTGGATTCTTCTTTCCGAACTTCTTGTTGTGATTTCCCGCGCTTCGCTTTTCGTAAGCTTTCCAGTTGCGGATTGATCGCTGAAGGCCTGCATACTCGGCCACGTTTTTAGGATCGAACATCCACTTAGTTTCGTTCGTCGGCGTTAATCGATACTCAACGGTTCCGACGATTCCTCCAAACTCATGTAGTTCCGGCGTCGTCGGCTTTCTTCTAGTTCGCGGTAAGTGAACTGAACCAACCTTGACGCTTTTATCGTCCTTGCCCAAGCGGAATTCAATCTTTCGCAAGCCTTCTGCACTGCCTGGCATCCTATGTTTCGGCGACGTGCCTGGTTTCGACGGATTGCCTTTCTTTCCGACTCGTTTCAAAGTTCTTTGCATGGTTGTTTTGGTGTATGCACCTACCGAAGCAAGAACCGATATTTGAAGCTTCGTCAGCTTCGACTTAGCGTGCGCCCGATCGAAGAATCTTGATTTATCTTTGAGCACAAAATTAAAATCAAAGCTCACTTTCGGCACAAACCACCTCCGACGCTTTGACGGTTGTGACTCGGCTTGCGACGCCTTTGAGTGCGTGAAGATCAGCAGCGGTCATTCCTCGCTTGGTTCGATGCACCATTGGATGAAAGTCTTTTGCTGACCACATTTGCCGATCTCGCCTCATTAGTGCGCCGTTCGCAGCGGCAGCGGCTAAGGTTGCCGTGTGCCACCAATCGTAGTCTACTCGTTCCTTAACCGCATCGAGCAGTTCCGCGAACGTCCACCCGCCTGGATCAACACCTAAGAAACCGGCACATCTGCGGATTTCTCGGTCTATTTCGCTTGCGGTAACAATTCGATGACCTTTTCGACTTGATTCATCTTCTCGGCTTGGAGGTTGTTGAAGTTCGTCAGAAGTTGCCGGAACACCTCGCCCTTCCGGCTGTCCGATAAAAAATCAGTTGCTCCAAATAAAACAGCGTCGCAAGCTTCCATTATGCAAGGCCCGCTCAAAGCACCTTCAAAGTCTTCGCGGGTTAATCCTAACCGTTCAGCTTCTGGCCTATGAACCGACCAGAGAAGATCGCAAAATAAAAGCTCGTCATCTTTTAGCTTGGCGACTTCTTCGATTTCCATAATCTTCGCAACGTGGATGCCTGTTTCTTTCTGAATCCTGCGTACTTCGGCAACAGTGAAATCTACGGCCCATTGTCTGCCTTTTGTGTCTTTCCAGAATCTCATGCTTTCCTTTTTCCTTCCTTATTAGCTGCCGCTGATCTCGTACCAGTCTGGCTCAATCAGTGTGCTAGTGTTATCAAGCTTTCGCGCGTAATCAACAGTGACAGAAAACGTGCGAACGCCTTCTAGTTCTTCCGTCATCGTAAACGCTGTGACGATCCCTGGAAAACGCCAGCCGCTAGAACCGGCAGTTGCGATCGCACCATCCATGACGGCGAACGTCAAAACAGTGTCAGCAATAAACGAATCAAGCAAAACAGCGTAAACAGCGTCAGCAGAGTTATTGTGAAGGTAGCCGAACTGGAGCTGAATCTCTTTGAGAGTCCCGGCCTTGGCTTTCCAGAGGCTTTCGCGGCTCATCACGTCAACCGTGCCTTTAGTGATCGTTGGAAGATCGACGTTGATTGCTTGTTTAATCATCACCCAGGTTGGCGAGTTGTACGCGACGCTGTAATACAGCTTACAATCCTTGCCAACCTTTCCAATTGCTTCGTTTGCCATCTATCGAGGCTCCTAAACTAAGGTGTTTCGTTCAACAATAAAGTACGTGTAACTTTGAACGGCACGAAAGACGTTCATCGTTTCTAAGTTGTCGGCCTCGTACAGAGGATCGCTATCGATTCGCGTAAGTGTGCAATCTGCTTTCTGGTAGCAAAATTGCTTCATTGCGCGTTCAACTTGTTCAGCAAAATCAACAAGCGTTTCAAGTTCTTCAACCGTTCCGCCGTCGTTGATTTCGTTTGTGTTTTTAAGCTTGGCAACGATCTCGATCTGAATCGAATACTCGCTGCGGTAAATGTCTTGGCGTGCTGCTGGTTCCTGCGTTTTTGTTGCGCACCTGACATAGCATGTTGGAAAAATTTCTAAGCTTTCTAGCGTGTAAGCGTGCGAGTAACTTTTCTTAAAAACAACAGGATCAAGCGTGAAGCGTTCTTGCGTCGCTTGCGATTCAAGTTCGGTTACAATCTCGCTCACCAAATCTCTCGCTCGGCTCGTCATGCGGCGTCCTTCTTCTTCGTGTGAATCCGAAGTCCTTTTTGCCGAGTATCGAGATACCGAGAAGCTTGCATCGCTCCCGTCGGAAGCACTTGGTAAACGCCATCGGAATCAACGATCTCATCGCCTCGCTGCGGCAAACCAAAGTTCGTTAGCGTTGGTTGTGAGTAGATGTAATCGCGCGTCACAAAGCGAATGGTACTTCCATCGGCTTGCATGTTTTCCCATTCGGATTGTCCAAGCGTGACGCTAATGCTCGCGCTGCTGCTGCCTCTGCGGTAAATCACGGTTCGGGAAACGTGCGCAGCCAACGTACCGAGAAGCCAGTCAACTCCGGTTCCAAGTACGTCAGCCATCGCTTAAATCTCCAAAACCGTCAATCACTAAGAGAAGTCGTCGCTCGAAGTGCGAGTACCGTTGAGATCAACTTTGACGACAAGCTGACCGGCTGTCTTTGCGTAAGCACAAACACCGATGAGGATCTTGCCGGAACCGGCGCTTGTTGCGGCAACCTGCGTTGATTCGGTCAAGTAGACCAAGACGCCGACGGCGTAAGTGTCGCCGCTAACGGCATCCACGTCGTACACTCCAGCGATTTCACCGCGACCGACGCGACCGTTTGCGACGCCCGATAGCTCGGTAACGACAACGGCCTTTCCGTCAGCCGATAGGATAATGTCGCCGCTGTTCAAATTAGCGGACGCAGTGAATTCCCGCTCAGTGGCGGGATGAAACAGTTGAGCACCCATTCTGATTTACCTCTTTATCTTTTTTTGATTTAACTTCTTCAACTCGTTCGGCCCATCCGACGCCAAGCAGCGATTCAATAACTCCGGGATCGAGGTTGTCGAGGATCGCTCCTTGCTTGTAGTCATCCTGACCTACTGAAACATCTTTTAACAATCGAATCTTCATGCTGAACTTTCCTTTTGGTTATCAGCAAAACAACCGGCCAGACAGGATAAGGAAAGCGAACCTCCCTGACCGGCGTTTTGCTTTTCTTCGCTTACAAGCTAGCCGACTGGTTGTAAACCAATCCTCGCCAATCCAATGCTTTGGCTCCAACGTAGTGGCGTACGTCGATGTTGATACCGAAGCGACCGTTGACCAGCTGCGAGGTGCGAACCACTGGTGCGCGGCCTGCGCCTTGAAGGTAAACGAATTCGATCGTTCGTGCTTCGCGGCTGACCAAGTACCAAGTCGTGGTTGAACCGCTGCGGCTCGTTCCTGCAACTGGATCGACAACACCGTTTGCAAGTCGTGGTTCGCTGACCGTCACAATTCCGTAGCGCGATAGCGGGTTGATCTGACCATCGTTCGCCGAAGTCGTCACGTTGTTTTGTGACTGCGTTAGCTGAATCGCAGTATCAGCCAAGTCCGGCGGAACAACAATATGCGAAGCGGCGAGGCCAATCGAGGCATCACCATCTTTGAACTTCGCCATTGCTGCGATCGCGGCGGACAAGGTTGCTCGTGCTAGTGCAGAGGACCCGAATCGGTTTCCGTCGGTCGTGTTAAACAGAGCACGTCCGGTTGCGGAAAGGTTTGCATTGGCGAGCAAGATGTTTGCTGCCAAATCAGGTCGGATGCGGCCAGCGGCTAAACCGAAATCTCTCGGAGTGTCAGCAAGCTTTTGGAAATTGTCGCCAAGCAAGTCGGCTTCATCGATTTCCATCTGACGTGCGAATCGTTCGACGCGGGTTGCTTCCGTTGCTAGGCTTCGGTAAGCGTGAGCGGCTTCGCCACCGATCGGCAAGTAGGCAAGATTGTTGCTTGCGGTCATGCGGATTCGGTTGTGGTTTTCCATGTCGGGATTCTCCGATTCGGTCGTCCACCCGTCGGTGAAGTCGCGGATCTCGTTGTAGCCTTCTAGCACTCGTGCGCCGATGGTTGCACCGTAAAGGTTTGCGACCGAAGAAGTCGAGAAAGCTGCTTGAAGCAAGTCGGTTCGATCAACCGGAACTTCCTGACCGGAAACACGCAAAGCGTGAGCGGTCAATTCCAGCAGCGACGAATTGCGGAAGCGGTGAGCATCTTCCAAGATTGCTTGCTTCTGATCGCTGTTGATTGAGGCGCGAAGCCAATCAACCTTGCAAGCGTCGCGGAAGCGGCGTTGCTGCCACTTGTTCGATTCAACATCTGCACCGCCACGAATCAGCATTGCGGCTTGGAGGCTGGCCATCGTAGTCTGGCTGCTGCTCTTGCTGTGGATCGCTGGCCCGCTTGGACGAGCTTCGCGGGAAGCTTCAAGGTCTTTTTGCTTGCGAATAGTCAACTCGGTCTTCTCCTGAGTCCAGCCGTTTAGAATCGCGTGCGCTGCGACATCTACGGTCTTGCCTTTGATCGAAATCGAGGGGTTTCCGAACTTCGCGCACAAAGAACGGATTTCGGCGGCTTTCTGCGTTTCGCTTGCGAGCTGAGCGCGAAGGTCGATTGCTTCGGAGGAAGCGGTTGCAACAGGTTTATCTTCCATCGCTTTCACTTCTTCGGACATTTCAGCATCCGCCACCGGAGGAACCATTTCCTCCATAACCTCGGCGTACTGCTTCTGCAAAATCATCTTTAGGTCTTCGGATACACTCGCTGGATCGAGGCCCAACGAGCTCATCCATTCTTCAAAAGTTGGCATCTGTTGTGCCTCCACATACCCCGACTTTTTGGCTAAAACTTCCGTTGCGGTTTCGGGATCTCCCGCGACGGAAACAAACGAAATTTCTTCAAGCGTCGAAGCGGTTACGACAAGGATCGGCCCGTCAAATTGACGACCGTTCACTGCCACCGTTTGACCCTCGTTAGTTGTCTTATAGTCATTGATCGAAAGACCGACTGAAGCTTTCCACGGGAATCCAGCTTTTCCTGATTGAATCAACTCTTGTGAATCGGCGTTCTGAATTGAGAAAACACCAGTTGCTTCAAGTTGCGTGCCGTCGTTATTGATTTCGGTCGTGTGTCCAACGGGACGCGACGTGTCGTGATCGCGATGAACTGGCAAGGCTTCGGATCGGATCTGCATTCCGCCAAGATCGACGACAACCGGCCCACTCCAGCGGATCGCCAGTTTCGGATTCATCACGCCGCCGCTATAAGCGTGAAGCACAAAACGCGGCGTTGCTCCGGCCTCGGCTTGAAGCTCAACCGATCCAGTTGCATTGAAGCGAACAGTGTTATCTTTGCTTGCGGTCATTTGCGCCTCAATCTGTCGCACTAGTTTGTTGGCCCATGCTTGACCTGGATCTCCGCCCCATAAAGCCCATGCGATTCTCCCCGCACTTGGAAAGCCTTTCTCGCCCGGCGAGAATCCTTCGCCTTGCTTGTCAACTTCATGGCGATCGAAGTAGGCTTTCATCCGTTTCGCGGTTTCCGGCGAGATGTTTTTGCCGTTGCTCAAATCGCGTGCTCTTGCAACTCCGACTTCTGTTCCGCCTCGGTTGTATTCGCGTCGCCAATCCAAACCACGCTTGGCTTCTTCGCGAACGCCTTGTGGAGGCGAAAAGTCGATGTCATCTAAAGCGGCTTGTAGCTTTTTCTGTGCGTGCAACATTACGGCTTCAGAACTCCGCTGATTTGGACGTTGAGTTCAAGCAGAGCCGTTGTCGTTGCGATTCCAAGGATCGTTACATAGTCCGCACTTGTTAGATCGCCGATTGGACAGATTGCGCCTTTCGTGCGGCTGACTACATAGACTTCGCCGACTGTTAGCGTTGCACCGAGATTGATTTTACCTTTGCTGCCTAGAACGAAAAATCCGCTAGTTGCGGCAGCGGTTAAAGCGATTCCCTTTGCTTCGGCCTTTGCTGCGCCGTCGTTCGAATCGCACTGGTAGTATTTGCCATCGGTCGAACTAAGATAAACCGGCATCCCTTGAGTGATCGATTCGCCAGCGGTGAAAATTGCAATTCGTGCGTCCAAAGCACCGACAGCGACGTTTGCGGCTGTTTGCGAGAGGTTAGCCACTTGCAGTATCCTCCTTTGGAACCGAGTCAACACTGCCATCCGAAGCGTCGTCAAGCAATGCAGCGACGTTATCGGGCGACAAACCAAGACCGGAAAGCATCACGGTTGCCATCGTGCGAGTCATCTTCTGTGAAGCGTACTCGGTCAAAATGTCCATGATCGCTTTGCGATTGCGATTCCACTGAAGGCGCGATAGACCCATAAACTCGCCGGATGCGGAGTTTTGCTCGGCTTGCACTTGCCCGGCTTCCTGCTTCGCCTGTGCGGCCTGATCGGCGGCTTTCGCTTTCGCGGCTTCCTGCATCTGAAGAACCATAACTTGCTCTTGCGAAAGCATTCCCAGAGCTTTGCGGCGATTGAATTGCTCCATCAATTCGCGGTAGTGTGCTTCGCCGTCGATGTTGTTTTCCGCAAAATACTTTTCTTCCGTCATCAAGCCGTTGTTAATCAAACTGATCGCGGCGCTTGCGTCGTCAACCGGATTGGCGGATTTTGCTGGTGGCCATGTCCACTGGTGCGGGATTTCTTCGATCGCATCGATTGCTGGTAGGTAGCCATCGATTAGTAAAGCTTCATCGAGCCACCAAGAGAAAATCTTGTCGAGGCAAGCGGTTTCCCATTCATTGCGTTCAATTTCGATCTGGTGATAGTAAAGCTGATGATCGAGTCTTGCGGAAGAATAGTTGTACTGCGAAGAATCTCCGCGAGCCTTGTTGGTTGGCATTCCTAAGCAGCGAGCGATCTCCATCAGGATCGCATTGCGAAAACTCTCGTAAGTGGTCGTTGGTTGCTCTGGCCGGAACTGCGACATCTTCCAGCCGTAGGGAAGCGATGTCATCATTCCTCGATCGATTTGGACGTGATCGAAAGGAGCCACCGACGTATCAACGGCTTGACCTGTAGAGTCATAGGTGTTCGCAGTCGTTTCAATCACGGCGGCAAAGTCGGCAGCGGTTTCGGCGGCAAGAATCGTAGCGAGCGTGTAGCGGCGCAGCATCGCGAAAAGCGGAAGTGCCGGTGTAACCTCCGGAATGCCGCGAACCTGTCCGGGTCGAACGCGATTGAAGACGTGAATCATGTCCTGTTCGAAGACGTCTTCTTTTTCGAACGAGTTTATGACCCAAGTGTCACCGGGATGCTGCTTCAAAACGTGGTAGATCGTCGGATTGTTATAGCGGTCGAAGATAATCCCATCGACTGCGCCCGGTCGTCCTTCAATCCAACCTGGCGTGGAAATCTGATCGGCTTCAACAAGCTGAACGTCGAGCTGTACGGAATTGCGAATCACCGGATTGTTGACGCGAAGAAGAAAGGCTTCGCCATCGACGCACTTGGCGAGGCGTGCGGTTCGAAGTTTGCGAGTTAAGTTGATCGACTTCATCCAGCGGTAAAACTGTCGTTCAATCTCTCTAGCCGCATCGCGGTCTGGAAGCTGAACTTGCAGCCTCGGCCCCGTGCTAACAGTGTCATTGGCTAGCGTGTTGACGATGCCGTTTCCAAATGAGTTGGCTTCTAGGCATTCGTAACGTGCTCGCTGCCGGAGCGTTTTGCGGATCGTCAGACTATTAGCAGCGGAAGCGGAAAGGTCGTCAGCATATCGCCAGTGCTTTTGGTTTTCTCCGGTCGTCTGTGCGGCATCGTAAGCGGCGGAAAGCTCGGCGCGGGAGTCGGCTCGCATCTTGCGGAGTGCTTCCGCTTGCTTGGTTGCTTGCTGAATCGGTTTGCCGAACTGGTCAACGATTGGCATCAGCCGCGATCTCCGTTGACGGCGGAACCTTTGCGAATCTTTGCGAAGATAAGCCCGCGCCACGGCGTCGCAGCTCCGGCGTTGGCGGCTCGGTGGCGATCGGCTTCGATAAGCTCTTGCGTGCTCGCTCTAGTCGCCGAAGTGCCATCAACGCTTACCGATTGCGGTTTGCTGGCTGCTTCTGCGATTTCGCCCGGTGTTAAGCTTCCGTCGGCGTTTGGCACTTTTTAGACTCGCTGTAAGAATGTTGCTACGTTTCGGCTGTAGCGTTCATTCTACTCGACTTGTCTAGTGCCTACTCTCGGCGACGGTTCAAAGCTTCTTCCCGCATCTGCTGGAGGCTCTTGCGCGGTCGCTGCAAGACTGGTTGCGGATCGGCTTGCGTGCGAACGCCAACGACCGAAGCCGCCACAAGACACATCACCAAGCAGTCGAGAAAGTGATTGTCGCGGCCTGTCAATAGTTGCCACTCAACAAGCGTTCGACCTCGACCAGCCGTTTCGATCGCTTGCTCGCTGCAAAGATGATCGGCAAGCATTCGGTGACGCATCGGCGATGCTTTGAACAGCATCATCGCGCCCGGCTCGCCTTCGGGTTGCTGAAGCCGCTGGTGTAAGACGGTCTTCCAGTGATTGACATCGGCGGTGATATGTCGAG